CAACCCAAGAATCTGATAATTTCTATGTTCATATGCTTGGGCCTAAAACGCCGCTTGGAGGTACGGGCGATAATTGGGATTCGATAGGTTTAATCGAATCGTGGAATTTTACTCGAGCTCGTCCTCAAGCAGAAGAACCGAATACAACGTTAACCTCAACGTTGGCTTCTGATCCGTTATCGAATGTGTTTGATTTCTCTTCAGAGGAACAAATGAATGACATTCTAACAGGTTTGGCGGATGATAACGATCAGCCTCCATATGATCACGATAATGCAGTAGGTACGTCTGTGATTAGTATGAGTCAAGTCGCACGGTTAGCGACAACACCATCGACCGGACGTGTCGCAAAGTCATCGGGCTTTTGTGTACCGTTTGGTTTGATTTGTGTGGACCCACAATCGACAAATACTGATTGGAGAATTGTGCTTAACCTCGCTCAAGGAACGTATGGCGGGGTGTATGCAGAGAACCCCTGAAGGTGAACGTAATGAGTGAAGAGGTTGAAGAAATGAAACTAGAAACAGTCCAGAAGGTTGCATCCTTTGCCACCTTCCTAAACCATCTCCGACAAAATCGGATAGAATACGCCATGTTAACGTTGATCCTCTATGTTACAGGCATTGGAAGTGACCTCTGGGCACAAACGGCAGGGATGTGCGTATGAGAAAATGCACAGCACGAACCAAAAATGGTGGAGCTTGTAAAGCTGCAGCTATTAAGGGAAAATCGTTGTGTTTATTCCATCAAAATAGGAATAGAACACAAACGAAAAAATCAGTACGTTATTCTAGGAGGAAATGACGTGGATTATAGAGCTGTATGGGAAGAACATGCAGGTCTTATTTTTGATGAAATTCATAAAACTCAAATTAAAGAAACATCAGAATACTCTCGAACGAAAAACGTAATTGCCGTTGGTCTGATCGGAGTAAGTTTTCTTGATGGGCCAGCACCAATTATGGATGCGATCGCAGTCATAGGATGGGAATTGTTGCTTGGCGATTGAATGTCAATGTGGTTACAAACCACGAATAACAGATACTTGGTTTATTGAAGAGTACCAAGTTACCCATGTAATTTGCTATAATTGTGGCAAAGAGTGGGTTGAATGATTTGTATACAAGTCTTTATATATGTGTATACATACGATAGTATATGAGCGGAAAACTTTACTGGCGATATAAGAAAGGAAAAAATTGGACTTGGAGACCTGTCACTCCAAAGGTCCTTGATATGCTTATGTGCGGTGCAGATATTGAAACCGCATGGAAGGAGGAAGATCAATGAAAATTAGAATACAACAACCATATTGCAGACGTTGCAAACAATGGTGGAACTATTGCAATTGTTGGTATTGATATGAAGGTGTGGCGGTGTGAGGCTTGTCGAACACAGCAAGGAATAGAATTGACTTGTTGGTATTGTCAATTTAGGGAAATGAATAAAGATGAATTCCGAAAATCCCAATAGAGATTTGAAACCGACGTGTCAACGTCGTAACAGACCGACAATGAAATGCAGAGCACAGTGTTGTCGGAAAAAGAAGCTCGAACAGAAACCTTCAGGTGAGCAAGAAAAACTGTGGTTGATCGGTACGCCCAAACAACAGTTACGTAACTGGCGTAATAGACAGAATTAGACCACACAATCTTGATTATTGGGTGAGGCAAGTTAGAAACGACATATATACATATGTCGGTCAAGAAGCGAAAATTACTTTAGACCGTCATTTTTGACTTGGGTGGAGAAGATGGGTGTGTGTGAGCCTCTGCCACAGACAACGATCATTACGGTGGGGAGGGCGAAGCATGGATGGAAGAAAAAACAATAAACCTTCTTTGAATGCCAATATAGCATGGCTGTAAAATTACCAGCAAAGAAGTATAAGAAACGAAATCCAACTCAATTGCGATTGAGTTTCGTCGGTGAAGGCGGAACAACGCAATTCATTGACATAGCAATGGCTCTTTCTATTATGAATCAGAGAGCCTATTCGCAAGGCGTCTATTACTACGTTAATAGTGTCGAAATGTACAACAATGAAAATTCGTACATTGATCTTCACGTCTTGCCTGACACTTGGGTGACTCGGGCCGCTTGGCAACGAGGAAAACGGCTGTTTGACAGAATGAATAATCAGGCACTTGCAGCCGTTGGTAACAGGTCAATAATTCCGAAATATCACGATTTCAAAGTGTATATGTCGGATCGTCATCGAACTACTGGAACTTTAACTCCACGTATGTTTGATATCAATTCACTTGCAGGCGGATATTCGCCTGATGAATGGAAATATTCAGAGTTTGCTTCTGCAGACGATGATGGAGATGCAACCCAAGAATCTGATAATTTCTATGTTCATATGCTTGGGCCTAAAACGCCGCTTGGAGGTACGGGCGATAATTGGGATTCGATAGG